TTATTGTGGAAATACAAGTACAACAAAAGATTACCATTTTTACAGATGAACATTGATGATATTAATAATGTTAAAGAATATTATGAATCAAACTATGAGAATGAAAAAGAGGTGACATCTTATGTTAGAGTTCCTAGTAAAGAAAAGAGAAGAGACATATTATTTTTCCATGGGGCTAAAGGTGAGTTGTCAAATGAAATTGTAACATTACAAAATAATGTTTTTAACTCAAGAATAGATTTAGATGAAAATAGATATTACATTTCAAGTAATATAGATTTTGATAGAGAGTTAAGTATTATTTTTTACGATGGTGATAATTTTATATATTCTTCAGTAAGTCACATAAAAAAAGGTTTTGAATATTGGTTTTCACCTGGTAGACACCTAAATACGGTAAATGACTTAAATGTTAAAATTTACGATGGTTATAGATTGATATATAAAAAAGTGTAAAATAAATTAGATTGGTACTGATAATATTTGTATATTTGTAAAATATTATTTATAGAAATACAAACATGATTAACAATATTGAACTTATAAAACCATTACTTAACTTCACTGACGATGGTGATTTCTATATGTTGTATGTATTCAAACGTAAGAAAGATCAACCTGAAGGTGAGAGAGACAACCACCAATCAGTTCGTACCATCAAAACTTATTGTGTTGATTCTATTGAATACTTGGAGAAACGATATGATGAGATTAAACAACTTTGTGAGATGTTTAAGGCTCGTGCATACATTCACGTTCAGAAACAAAACCATAAGGATGTTTCATTGGAGATGATGATGTCCTTGGCTGAAAGAATTAAAAACGGACAACACATTCAGAAAGGTTTGTTTGACTCAGTTGTTGGACAAATAAAGACCAACGAGAAGAGGTGGATTGTTGATGTTGATAGTAAGGACAACAAAGAGTTATTAAAGGTTAAACTTGCAATTGACAGTTGTGCTCCTTTTGGGAAAGATAAAATCATAAGTGAAATCCCTACCAAAAACGGATATCATTTGATTACCGATAGATTTGATGTCTTGCAGTTTAGTAATGTATATCCTGATATAGATATTGTAAAAAAAAACCCAACATTATTATATTATCCTAAATCATTATAATTTATAACATTTAAATTTTTCTTTTGGATGTCGTAATATATTTATAAGATATGTATCATTATGTTTATAAATTAGAATTACCGAAAACAAAAGAATTTTATTTTGGTAGTAGAACATCTAAAGTTGAACCAACTAAAGATGTTTATTATATGGGGTCTATGAGGTCTTGGAAAACAGATAAAAAAAAATTAATTAAAACTATTATTAAATGTGATTTTATTAATAGAGAAGATTGTATTAGATATGAACGAGAGTTAATCATTGAACATATTTCCGATAAATTAAACAGGAATGCCCATATTCCTGATGTTGGTTTTAAAACTGTTGGTTTGGGACAATATATGGGTGAAAATGGTAAAGTTTATAGAGTACCAAAAGATGATGAGTTAGTTTTGAATGGGACATTAAAACCATTTTGGTACGGTAGGAAACATAATGAAGAGTCAAAAAAGAAAATGAGTCAATCAGCTCTTGGTAAAAAAATTACCGATGAAACAAAAAAGAAGATGAGTGAATTTTGGAAGGGTAAATTAAAGACCTCCGAAACAAAAACTAAAATGAGTGAATCCGCAAAGGGTAAAAATAATAATTATAAAAGATATTTAGAACGAACCGGATTACCTCACGCTAAATCTAAACCTGTTTTACAATTTTCATTAGACAATGAATTTATTAAAGAATGGACGAATGCTTTAATTGCTTCAAAAGAATTAGAATTATCTTACAAAGCAATAAATAATTGTTTAAGGAAAGGATATAAAAAGTCACAAGGTTTTATTTGGAAATACAAATAATTTTTAGTATCTTTAAGAAATATAAATAAGTTTTATATTACCCAAATACATTAGAAAATGGATTATAAAAAAATAAAAAGAAAAGAATGTTTATTTGAGATCATTAATGATGTCACAAATGGCATGGACATATACAACCATAATGGATCTTTTTGGTTAATTAATACCGAAGAATTAAAATGGATGGTTGAATTTACTAAAGAAAAAACATTGTGGTATAACTACAATTTATTTAAATCTTTATTTAAGGGAATATCTTTAGATCTTATGGAAAATCAAGAATATATAACCGAATGGTTTGAGTCAAGATTTCTTAAACCTGAGGTGGTTGAAGATACCATTCAAAATGGGGTGAGACACACCAGCATAACAAATGCTAATGCTGAGAAAAGAGTTGAAGATACCATTCAAAATGGGGTGAAACACACCGAAGAAAGTAATCCGTGGATGTGCATGGGTGTTGAAGATACCATTCAAAATGGGGTGAAACACACCAATAAAGCGATTATCCGTATTAATAGTGTAGTTGAAGATACCATTCAAAATGGGGTAAAACACACCAATCGTACGTTGGAACCATTGAGCATTATAGTTGAAGACACCATTCAAAATGGGGTTAGATACACCTCTACTTACTATTCTGAACAACCCGATTCAGTTGAAGATACCATTCAAAATGGGGTGAAACTCACCTCAGATATAGGGAAAGAGAACGCAACACGAGTTGAAGATACCATTCAAAATGGGGTGAAACACATCAAGGTAAATCATCATCCATTGCATCAGATAGTTGAAGACACCATTCAAAATGGGGTGAAACGCACCAGAAGGAACTTCAGGAAGAAACACCAAAGAGTTGAAGACACCATTCAAAATGGGGTGAAACGCACATCTACGGTTGGTCATCTTCATCCGGAACTGGTTGGAGATATTATTCAAAATGGGGTGAAATACACCCGAATGATAGAGGAAGAAGATTCGTTTGAGGTTGAAGATGCCATTCAAAATGGGATAAAATACATCTCCAGTTCTGTTGGAAACTGTAAATATGATGTTGAAGATATCATTCAAAATGGGGTGAAAGAAACCATCCAAAATGGACAAAAGAACAAGTTGAGAGTTAAAGATACCATTCAAAATGGGGTGAAGGAAACTGAATTACATAAAGGGGTTAGACCATTGGCAGTTGAAGATACCATTCAAAATGGGGTGAAACGCACCAATCGTTCAAGTACAGATTGTCCCAAAAGCGTTGAAAATACCATTCAAAATGGGGTGAAGTACGCCTTTCCATTGTCAAAACTGACAGTCACTTCAGTTGAAGATACCATTCAAAATGGGGTTAAAGAGATCGGGGATATTTGTCTACGACGAAGCAGCGTTGTTAAAGACACCATTCAAAATGGAGTTAAACACACCGTTATTGGTGACATCTTTAATGATTGTGCGGTTGAAGATACCATTCAAAATGGGGTGAAACACATCGAGATTGGGTGGGCACAATATAATAAAGTTGAAGATGCTATTAAAAATGGGGTGAAAAACACCAGTCCAAAGATTTTTGAAAATAAGAAGCTTGTTGAAGATACCATTCAAAATGGGGTGAAAAACACCCTGTTTTTGCCTGAATCGATTCAATCAGGAGTTGAAGATACCATTCAAAATGGGGTGAGAAATATTTCCCCAATGACACAATATATTGATTGGCAAGTTGAAGAAATAATCCAAAATGGGGTGAAAAACACCATAGATCTTAAACTTTCACGAGAAAACACTGTTAAAGATACCATTCAAAATGGGGTGAAACACACTGAAGATGGTGATTGGTTAGATGGTGATGAAAGGTTTAATGATATTATCCAAAATGGGGTGAAACACACTTTAGGGACAGAATATATGCAAAAATCAATGGTTAATGATGTTATTGAAAATGGTGTAATTAATTTAAAGAAATAAAAAATGATAAAAAGAGAACACTTACAATTTATTTACAATCGTCTTATTAACATATACGGTGAAAAACCTACCTATGACTACATGATCAGATTAAAAGTCATATTGGATGAAATTGAATTAAAGGAAATTAATGACAACATTAATAGGATGAAAGTTGAAAACAATGAAAGATCTGAAGTAATTGTTAAATGTGTTGACAATTGTACCTGTATGTCTGTTGACAAGTTCAATGATGATACCGATTATTACATAACGTTTTATAAAACTTATGGGAATAAATCTTTGTGGGGTAGAGTTAAGGAAGCTTGGAAAACCATTAGAGGTTTAAACTCAGATTTAAATGAAATTGTTTTAACCAAAGAAGATTATCAAAAATTAAGAAATTTTTAAATATGATCAAAAAAACTTTTTATCGGATTAATAAATGGTTTGAATTAAATCTTGGTTGGTTTTTTGTGAACGGAATAAAACAAGAAGTTTGGGAAGAATACTTACGTAAAAAATATAAAAATGGAAATAGAAAAATTTGAACAGGCAAAAATAATCAAAGAAAATCTTGATAGATTGGAAAGACAAAAATACAAACTAGAAGGTGCTCTTAAAGGTTGTGGGTTGGGGGTAAAAATTGAGTTTACGAATCCTGGACCGTTTATGGTAAAAGGTGATGTAAGTTTTAATAACAAGGAGATTATCATAGAAATGATATCCAAAGAACTTGAAAGATTGAATAAAGAAATAGAATTGGTAAATAAAGAATTTGAGTTAATATAATTGAAATGGATAAACTACAACAACTATGTAAGTATATCTACGATTCTTCTGTTATGAGTTATAATGGTAAAACCAACCCTAACAAACAGGTTCTTAACATTAAACAATTGATCTTAACTTATATTAAGAATGAAATAACACCATGTGAACTAACGGATCAGGAAAAAATATCTTACATTATTGATAATGAAATGGAAATTACTCTTGCGGTTTCAAAAGGTCATCAAGCCAATAATGGTGATCAATATCAGGAAGCAAGAGTTAAGATTAAAGAATATCGGTTAGAATTAGGTTTAATAAAAAAATAAAAGTATATTTGTAATATGGACAAAGTTAGAATTTATTTAGATGATGTAAGAACGCCAGTGGATCCAAGTTGGATCGTTGTACGTTCTTATGATGAGTTCGTTCAAAAGATCAACTCAATTGGGTTGGAGAATATTGAATTAATATCGTTGGATCACGACTTAGGTGATAGTGCGATGGCGGAATGGCACTACGGTGTTGTGAAAAACTACATAATCAATTACGATAACATCACTGAGAAAACTGGTATGGATTGCACCAAATGGTTGGTTAACCAATGGTTGGATGGTAAACCTGTAGTAGAAGTTGTGATCCACTCTGCAAATGCCGTAGGTAGCGGTAATATGATGGGATACATCAACAATTACAGACACTTGAATAGAATGCCTCAGAATTGTGTGAGAGTTCATATAGAACACACCGTATAAAACAAATGAAGAAGATAAAGATTTATTTGTTTGTCTGTTTGTACTATCTTAATGTGGTAAAACAATCTATATTAAATATATTTTTAAAGAAATGAGTGATTTAGAAAGATTAGAAAATCAATTAGAGGAAATTGAAATGGTTCGTTATAGAATGGAGAATGAAGGTTTCCACTATTGTTTCAAACATTACTCATCATTCAAAGAAGTTCAGGATGAAAAGTTCCACGAACTGAGAAGAAAGTATTTGGAGGTATCTCATGAACTTGATGAATATGTCCATTCAACGATCAACACATTGAGAGATAAAATTGATGGATTGGAAGACATCAATTAAATAAATAAAATAATATGACACTAGGAGAATTTATTAAGAACTTTAGTCATAACAATATCATTAGGTTACATTACAAGGAACCTAGTGGTACTGGACTTGTATTGAGAGATTGGAACGATGTTTCAATGGACCACGAGATTTTAAAAGGTAAGGGTAAAAACCGACATTACATTAACAATGAGGTATTGGGACTAACGGGAATTAATTTCGGACAGGGATATACTCATTATCCTGAAGCAATTAACATAGTAATTGAGAGATTAGAAAACCAACCTATGATTGAGGAAACTCCTGACGATACTGAATTTAATACCGAAAGTTGTGAATAAATTAGATAAACAATAGAAAAATATGAACAACCTAGATAAATCATACCAATCACTCCTTCAAGACATTCTTGATAACGGAGTAAAAAAAGAAACTAG